AAAACCTAAACAACCTGAAGCACATTATTGGACTGCAATTACAAGACAGCACAGGCAGCGATTTGATGAACAGTATAGAGTTGCAAATGGAGATTTTGAGCGAGTTAAATACCTGGTCGAAAGGCCAATCTACGAGTATTATTTAATTGTGAGTAGCTATATTGCAGACCAAAAGAAGAGGACTAAGGTGAGAACATAATTGTTTAGTGTTTTGGTTTAGTGAAACAGTAAAGAGCCACTGATATTCGGTGGCTTTTTTAATTGCTATCTTTACGGCATGGCAACGATTTCAAACAATGACATTAAGATTAGGTATGTTGTAGAGACAGCCAATCTAGAGGCAGCTGCTCAGTCCTTTGACAGACTGACTAGTGAAGAAAAACAGGCTTTATCAGAGTTAAAAAAATTCAACCAGGAAACTACCAATACTGGCAAAAACCTTAATAATCTTGGTGGAGTTGCTCAACAAGCTGGTAAATACATTGCGGGCATATTTGCTGTTAGTCAAATTGTTCAATTTGGCAAGGCAGTGGCAGAGACCACAATGCAATTTCAGAGTTTTCAGCGTGTGTTAGATTTTACTGCAGGATCAACAAATGCCGGAGCTAGATCAATGGCATTTCTGGTAGAGACAAGTAATAGGCTCGGCATAAGTCTGCAAGCATCAGTTGCTGGATTCAAGACTCTCTCTGGAGCTGCTTCGCAGGCAGGATTAAGTAATCAACAAACTCAAAAAGTATTTGAAAATGTTGCAAGTGCTGTAAAAGCATTTGGACTTTCATCGGAGGATGCTAAGGGTGTTTTTCTCGCACTTGGCCAAATTATAAGCAAAGGAACAGTTCAAGCTGAAGAATTAAGAGGTCAGATTGGGGAACGCATACCAGGAGCTTTTAGCATAGCAGCAAAAAGCATGGGAGTTACTGAGCGTGAGCTTAACAAAATGCTTCAGACTGGAAAGGTAACATCTAGGGAATTTGTAATTCCATTTACTGATGCGCTTGCCAAAGCCTCCGAAAAAGCGGCTGGAACTAATGGATTAGCCGAGAATGTAAATAAGATTAACAATGCCTTTGACATATTAAAAACAAGACTTGGAAGAGGATTGCTAGAGCCAGCCTCTATGGTAGGTTCTTTACTTGAAAAGGCTTTAAATGCAGCCAACAAGCTACTAGAAACCCAAGCTGATCGAGATGCTGCTGAAAGCCAAAAAGCATACAATGAGGCATTAAAACAAACTGCACTGCTTTCAAACAACGCATTAAGAGCGCAAATTCAAGTTGAGGAGGTTAGGCTTGACAATATCAAGAAACAATTTAATGCACTTCAGGAAACCATTGCTGCTGATGGAGAAATAACTGCCGAGGAAGATAAGCAGACTAAAATACTTCAGGAGAAATTTGTTAGTCAAAAAGCTGTTTTGGATGCCTATAATGAAGAGTTAAAGTCAAGAAAGGAAGTAAGTGCTACATTAGAAAAAGACGAAAAAACTTTAAAAGCTGAATATGACCAGAGGCTAAAAATGCTTGAACTTCTTAAAGAGCAGCGGAAACTAATTGGTCAACTTTACAATGACCCACTAGCCAACATCGGAGCAGAGAAAGCATTTCTTGAGGCCAAGTTAAAACTTCAGAAAGAGTATTCAGTACTGTTCACAAAGGTAGAGATAGGCAACACCAATCTTGAACGGCTTAATGCGGAGAAGGAATTTAATAAGCAGGCTGAAGCACTTAGAATGGAAAATTATAAAAGTGCTGTCAAGTCTGATGAAGACCTGCAAAAGGAAAGAGCCAAAATGATGAAGGATAATCTCAAAAATATCGAGGATAACCAGAAGCGGGAGGCAGAGATTGTCAAGGAGATGACCAGAATTATTGAGGAGGAAGAGAAAATAAGACAGCAAGTCCGTGAGAAAGCCTTTGAACTAGGCCAAACACTTGTCTCCGGTGCATTTGACTTATACCAGGCTAACCTGAACAATGAGATGACTGCATTACAAAACCGATATGATGAGGAGATAAGGCTAGCTGATGGCAATGAGCAGAAATTAACTGAGTTGGAGGAGGAGAAGCGTATTCAAGAAAGTGCAATAAAGCAAAAGCAATTTAGAGCGCAGCAGTTGTCATCAATTGCAAATATTGCTTTTGCAGCAGCACCGGAAATTGTCAAGTATTCAGTAACTGCTCCTCCATTGGCTGCCTTAGTTGCTGCTATTGCTGCTGCTCAGGTTGGATTTGTACTTGCTCAACCAGTGCCTGAGTTTGCAGAAGGTACTAAGGGAAAGCCATTCAAAGGAGGTAAGGCAATAGTAGGTGAGCGAGGTGTAGAGAAGGTTGTAACTGAATCAGGCAAGGTTTACTTCACTCCACCAACTGCAACTCTGGTGGACCTTCCTAAAGGCTCACAGGTAATTCCTAATCATGCCTTAAGCAGGCAGGAGGTGTTCCTGGCTAACCACTATGCTAATAGAACCACCAGCATTTCTGGCTCTCCGGTGGTAGGCAAGTTAGATGAGCTTGGAAGCATTTTAAAAGGCCTACCAATCACTCAGCTCAACATGGATGAGCGAGGATTTGAAAAGTTTATCCGCACACCAAGGCGAAGTACTAAGATTCTTAACAATAGATTTGGCATCAATAACTAATGGCTAACTGGAAGTTTTTTCTTGATGGGAATGAAGTAGAAGAACCAATTGGCTGGGATGCCATTGAGTTTACTGCTGTTCGGATGGATAGTCATGGCATAGATCAGCCATTCAGCACTGAGGTAAAGTTCTATGCCGAAGGAGCTAGATACATCAAAAGCATCTATGACCAGTACTTCATCAATCAACCTATTGCCATAACCATTACCTCAGATGTAGGCTATAGCAACGCTCCATATCAGTTTGATGGCTTTCTAAATCTGGCTATCTATGAGGAGGTCAATGTGTGTGACACTGACAGCTGGGAGATAACCGTAGGCATCATTGATGATGAATTTAGAGAGCAGTTTAAGGCTAGAACTGATGTCGAGATTGATTTGGTAAGTACCATTGATTTGAATGGAGACACAATTGATTCGATAACTTTTAAGGATATAAGATTACACACTCAGGAATTATTCTTATCATCAACCGCATTTAACTTAACTACAACTACTTTTGATTTGTACATCTATGATAGATATGGTGTATGTTTAGGTAATCCAATTGGTTATCTTCAAAATCCATTTGTATTGCCGAATTATTGGGATAACTCCGATTTTAAAGGACAATATGGTAGCACATTAAATCCTACTGGTGTTTTTGGTACGCCAACCAATGTGATTTTTATTAATAATACAAGCCAGACAAGAGTTTTTAACTGGAAAGGAAATTTTGATGTTGATCTAAAATTCTATACCTGCTATAATGGATGTCAAGATTGGAGTCAGATAGATATTACTATTCAGGCAAGGATTTCAGTGTATAATCCTGGACAAACATTATACGATTACCCAGCAGTTGTTTACAGCCTTGGATTTTTTACTGGAATTTGTGCAGATGATACCAATTGGACACTAAACTATGACCAAGATATAACTCTATTACCCGATCAAAGAGCAGTTGTTGATATACAGTGGTATTCACCTTATATGACTCTTGGTTGTTGTGATGATTGGCTTTATACATGGGTAAGGATTAACTTGAATTCATGCTGTTTAAATGTTACCGAGAAAAACCAGAGTGAGTTTGCCTCTGAATTGCAGTGTCTGACTATTGAGCAAGCACTCAACAGAATAATCTATAAACTAACCGGAAGCAACAATAAATTACTATCAGACACATTCAGTGAAACCGGAGATGGGTGTTATTGGAACAATGTTCTTACAACTGGACTATACATAAGAGATGCACCTACTATTGAGGAATTAACTGATGGTTGCGGAAATATTACCGAAGGAAGTTACAAGAGCATTAAGACATCCTGGGAGGATGTGTTTGAAGGGCTTGATAAAATCTTTTGCCTTGGCTGGGCATTTGAGTGGACAGGCACAGAGTGGAAGATAAGAGTTGAATCCAGAGATTATTTCTATCAGAACTTGGTGAGCCAATCATTTGCCAATGTCGGAGAGGTTGTGCAATCGGCTAAGGTTGATTTGCTTGCCAACAATATTATACTAGGATATGATGACAAGTGGAAAAATATTGCCATCTCAGGTATCTGGGCAATCCACACCGAAAGGAACTACTTTGTAGCTAATAAGGCGATGAATGAAGGATCATCTGCTGAGTTGGATTTAAGAAGCAATATCATTGCAGAAGGATATGCGATTGAGTTTAGCAGAAGGCTACAAGAGATTAGGGATGACTCAGGTTCATCTGATAGGCCTAATGACTATGAATTATTTATCATTTGGCTAAACAGATTTGAATTGACAATTCCTGATATAACAGAATCAGAATATCTATTTCCAGAAGAGACTGGCTCAATCACATTCTCACCTGGAACAGTCAGCATGAGTTCTTCATACATTACTGCTTCTAATAGTTTAGTTGAAAGTCTTTACAATATTTACCACACTCCAGCTCGAATTGCATCTAGATGGTGGAAGGTGCTTGGAATGCACACCTATGGACTTGTTAATCCAATTTTGAGATTTACAGCTGGAGAGTATCAGGTGACTTATTCCAGCACAATCAATGGAAGCGATGAGAAGGACTCCTGCATTGAAATTACAAACGGAACAATAGCCGAAAACTCAAACATCTCATCGGCTATCTTAAAAGATGAGTACAAAGACTACCTTTTCAGGCCAATCGAGGTAACATTTAGTTATCCACAAAGTCTTTGTGATTTCTTAACTTTGTCTCAGGATGAGCAGTACAAGAAAGTAAGGCTCACCTCTGGCAGTTTGGTTATTGATGGATTCATAACTTCGGCAACCAATCAACCGGAAGATGCCTCCGGTGGTACAACTCAATTCACATTGCTTTACTCTAATC